TTATAATCTTTGTCTTCTTCTTTATCTGAATTATAGCAAAGTACTACATTGTAGTATTTCATTCGGACACTATTCTCAACATCTAATCTATCATTAATGATTGACTTTGCAATGTCTAAACGAATTTTGTCCTTTGGTATCTCAAATAACAATGCTTGTGTTTTACCAATGTATGACTTACCAACTAATGACCATTCAATATCTTTAATCAATAGTTTAACATCAGACTTCCAAGCTATCGTAGTAGTAGTTTTCAATTCGTGGTCTGCAACGTAAAAAATATTACCTTGTTGCTCTCGTGCTGACTTGTTAAATAACCCAGTAACGTGTAAATCATTGTGAGAATCTAAATAACCAATGGTATTAATGACTGGGTAAATATAATTTTCTTTAAACGTTGCATCCGCTTTTACTACTTCGGTATCTATTGTTGATGCAGTTTTAATTGAACTACCTTTGTCAACTGACTTGTAAATATTAGCTTTCTTAACGTCAATAATAGAGGTGACATTTTCTCGAAGTGCTTTGAATAAGTCTTCTTTATTTTCAAATGTAATGCCTAATTCTTTACAATAAATCATTTATTTATAATTTCGTTTGACTTAATTAAATTCAATTTAGCTTGTAATAATGATTTTATTTCAATATTTGTTGCCTTAGAGATTTGCTTCTCTAAATCTTCAATTACCGTTTTTTTTGGTTTATTTACCATTTAAATAAAAATATTACCATTCATAATTTGCAAATGTATATAAAATAAATGTACATTTGCAAATAAAATATAAAAAAAAATGGCAGAAAATATTTTTTATCGTTTAGGGGCTTTTATTACAGGTGGCAAAGATGCTTATACCCAAACAAACTTTGGCTCATACGTTCAATGGGGTCTTCAAAAAGGTGAAACAACAGTTGATACTACTTGGGATAACCTTTACGAACTTGCACGAACCACACCACAAGTAGCAGCGGTAATTGACCGCAAAGCATCAATGTATTCAAACGGTCGCTGGAAACATTATAAATTGGTAAACGGTAAAAAAACTTTAGTAGAAAATTCGGATGCCGTTTATATTTTAGAGAATCCAAATCCTATTCAAAACGGTAGCGAGTTAGATAAGTCAATGATTTGGTCAGATGAAACGTATGGTAATTCAATGGTTAATTTGTTGCGTAAATCATTACCAATACCTACTGCAATTTATAATTTACCAATGCAATACACTGTTATTGGTCGCACTGGTAAAATGTTTAATCAAGTTGAACGTGAAAAAATCATTGATAAAATTTATATCGAATACAATGGCATTCGTGAATACTTTGATGTAAAGAATGTATTGCACTTCAAAAACTCTAACCCTAATGACCCATTAATGGGTATTTCGCCACTCGATAAATATAAACTAGCAATAGCAAACATTCGTGCATCAATGGGTTTTAGAAATAGAATCATAACCAATGATGCTGCGTTAGGGTTTATGTCATCCGATACGGGTCAAAACGGTATGGGTTTAGGTTTAACTCCAGAAGATATTAAAAGAATGAATGAGGCACGTGCTGGACTTTTTGGAATGCAAGAGGGTAAAGCCAATATCCAATACGTTGAAGGTAGTGCGAAATGGAATCCAATGTCTTACCCAACTAAAGATTTAATGTTGTTTGAGGAAGTTGACCAGGACTTTAAACTTATCATTGATGGATTTGGATTGAATGAAAATATATTTAGTTTTAGTAAGGCTTCGACTTTCTCAAACTATGAACAAGGTTTAAAAGCAGCGTATCAAGATTGTATTATTCCACTTGCTGAAGATAGGGCGTTAGGTTTTACTAAATTCTTTGGAATGGATGGAACAAATGAATGGTTGGAAAAAGACTACTCACATTTAGAAATATTGAAATCTGATAAAAGCAAAGAAGCTGCAGCCGATAAAACTAGAGCAGAAACAATAGCTATTTTACAAGAGCAAGGTCGTAATGACTTAGCCGATGTCATTGCATTAGAATTTAAAAAGTGATTGGAAAAATAAAGCTAATCCAGTTATTGAATCGGGCGCATCATCATTTATATTTTTACCCTCGTGACTATACTTTGATAGTGCTTGTAAAAATTGAAAATACTCTCCTTTATCGGTGTTTAAGAATATCATATTATTTTTTACAAATGCACTATTCATAAAGATTCTAGTATTCTTATATGTACTATTTGAAATAGGCACTAAGGTACATTTTGTTTCATTTTTTAACATCTTAATAAACAAAGCCCCCATTCCATTAGTTTCAATCCTTGTTTGACGTGGGTTGTTTATATTCAATATATTTGCCACCATTGGAATAGTTACATCAGTATTGCCTTTGTTAAACACTACATCGGTAATATAAACGTGTTTATTAACCAAATGACCTACAACCATACAAAGGTAGTCACCTCCACCATTAGCAACGTCAATATAAGCTAAACACCCCTCTGAACTATTGCGGATAAATTCTACATCGGTAAAGGTTTTAAGGTTCTCAAATAACCTACCTTCAATATCAATAGGTGTCTGCATATATTCTGCCATCCATATTTCCTCTGGCATTCGTTCCTTCATTTGTAGAAACTTTTCAGTTGTTTGCACCGCTTCACAAAATGAAACTCCTTCAACTAATGCTGGTACTACTATCTCCCTATCGTAACGCCCCTCACTAGAATTAACTCCGATAACGTCATCTCTTACCCATCTAGTCCCAATATCTATTTGTGCGCAACCGCTTTCTAAACGTGAATCGTGTGTGCCATGTTTCCAAGAGTGAGTTTTTTCTCTTATGGTTTCACTCATTGCATCTTCCATTGAACGAAACAAGTCATCTGTAATGGCTAACTTTGAAGCACCGAAACCGATAATAGTACCGCCAACACCTTGACCGAAATAACCTACTGACTTTGATAGGTTGGTATTCCACCCATCAACTGCTGCCTTGTCATCTGAAAGTTTAACCTCTGGAAATACATTTTGAAACTTTTGTGATTTGATTATTTCTCTAGTGTCGTAAGATAATTTACGAGCTAAACGTGCTGAACAAGTATTTCTCATTACTGATTCAGTTGGATATTTACCAAGTGTCCAAGCACAAAACAACGTAGTAATATAAGACTTACCTGCTCTCGGTGGAAGTGAAACTGCCAATGAGTTTATTTTACCATCGGTAACGTCTTGAAATGATTGTGCTATTTCTTTTAAAAAAGGTCGTGAACGAAAAAAGTCAAAATCATAGTAGTAACAAAATACTACGAATGATTGATTACTACCTTGTAATAATAGTTGTTCAAGGTCTTTATCCACATTTATAGTTTGTCTATTAGTTTAGATATTGATTCGGGGCTTAGTGTTGGGTTAATGTCTTTGTCATTGGTTGTAATATCCGAATGAGTTTTATCAATCCATCCCATATTTTTTAGAGCAAAAATAGCACCCGTTGTATTACCTACTTGAAGTAATTCTTCGTATTCTTTTTCAATAAATAACCTTGCTCTTTTTATAGTGTAAGAAAATTGTTCATATTTTTCGTAGTCATAGAATGATTGTCTACTCTCAAAACCTAAGTAATACGCTAATCCAGTTATTGTTGGCACTGGTATTTCAATAACTTCTTTATTATCTCCTTTACCTACTAAAACGGATTTCATTTTAACCCCTTTTTCAAAGTATTCATTAACTTTATTTTCTAGGTCTTCATTGGTATTATATATCGGTGGTCTTCCTACCATAATCAGTATGTTTTAATCCTCTTTTCATCAATAGGCTAATAACGAATATAGCCATTGAAATAGGTGTTAATATTGGAATGAATAAATACAAAGATAGTATAATAATCATTAGCAATATACCTAATATTGTTAAAAGTGTTTTTCGGTTCATAGTACAAAGGTAATAAATATTTCAATTAGTTATTATTCTCATTAATTATTTCACCACTCCATAACTCTTTGATTCGATGAATGAGTGTTTGTATTAGGTTTTTCATTTGGTTATCAGTGTTTTATTATTATGTTTTGTTGAGGTTAGTTATGGGTTACCTTTGCTTTCTTGTTTCAATTCTTTCAATAGGTTTAATCAAACTCCATGCTTTACTATCAAACTTTTGTATCAACAAGTGTCGTATCATAATAGATTCTTCAATAGTAATGTTTAAGTCCTCGCCATCAACCCAAATCATGAACCGTTCAATTCGTGGATTCATTTTGTAGTCATAGCGGAACGAAATT